GAGGACAAGTGGGTTGATCTACTACAATTAGTATTAATAACAGTGATCGGTGCTTATTTCGGCGGACGCTCATACGAAAAAATAAAAAAATAAATAAAATGGGATATTTTAAAGTAGATGTAAAACCAAACTTTCCAGCTAGTCTTCAACATAGCGCCGCCAACATGACCGACGGTAAAGTATTAGCTGATTGGACTGAGTTTGAAATACCTAGCGGAACAGCTAGTCTTATAGGTATTAATATATTATATAGAGGAGTTAATGGAGCGCAAATTGATCCAACAGACTTTGAAATACTTTGGGCAAAGGGAAATGTAGATGCAACAGCGCCAACTAGCTTAGCCACACCTGGCAGTGTGATAGGCGCGCCAGCTACCGGTAGTAATCCTTGGTTTAATCAAATACAAGGAAAAACTTATATCGACGCTACTGCCTGTAAAGATGACGGTAACCTAATATACCTAAGACAACTTACACCAAATATAGCTTTCGGTGGTACTACCGCGAAACAAACAGAAGTAAATCTAGGTTTAGGAAACACTCCATTATGTTTGCAAGGTGAACCTAATAGTGGTAGTAGCGTTGGATACGATAAGCTATATGCGGCTTTACTAGCTAAAGCTACTCACGTTTATACAACATCAACGCTTAATGTTGATGGCGCTCATGCCTCAGGAACAACTGGAGCTGTATTAACAGTGGCTACTGTAGATGCAAGACTTGCTTTTGCACCAGGCGACGTAATACATGATGAGGACGATCAATTAGTAGGGACTGTTAAAAGTGTAGATAGCGATACTAAAATAACACTAGAGGCTAATATAGCTAATAGCGTTGCTGATGGAAAGCATTTATATAACTTAAATCCTATAGTTATACAATGCTCGTTTCATCAATAAAATAAACAATTAACTTAAATTAAATTAAATCATGGCAAAAAGAAAGACGCCTAAGGTTAAAGACCTTGGGCCTAAAAAAATTAGTGAAGATCAATTAAACAAAATTCAAAACCTTGTTAAGGCTATGAATGAAGGCCAACAACAGTTAGGTATGATTGAAACTAAAAAGCACAACCTACTACACGACATCATGCAACTTCAAGACATGGTCAGCGCGTTTCAAAAAGAACTTCAAGAAGAGCATGGTAATGTTGACATAAATATCAACGACGGCTCTATAACTCCAAGAGAAGATGAGCAGGTTAATTCGTAAGATTACAATAGGTAAAGACTATAAGATAGACGCGATGCATTACTCTGTAGGCCAAGAGGTCTACGGAGGTCATACTATCTGCGATATTGTAGAAGAGAAAGATAAGTACAGTATATACATAAGAAAAAACAAGGACGTAATGCCTTGGAAAGACTTTAATAAAAATATGGCTGTTTCTATTGAGTATAACTTAGAGTATTAATGAACGAGTACGATAACATGCTTAAAGACATAGGTGTGTCTAGAGAGCAGGTGGATAAGATCACTAAGTCTAGCAGGGTTGTTGAATTTGATAGCTGTATGTATAGCAAAAAAGAATCTGACATCCATGGGCTTGGCGTATTTGCTAAAAAAGATATAAAGCAAAAACAAATCATTGGATTAGCTACTATAGATAACGTTATAAAAACTACACTAGGAAGATTCACTAATCACTCAGACAACAACAACGCTAGATTCTACCAACTCAAGAACAGAGACTTAGTATTAGTAGCCGAGCTAGACATAGCTGAAGGCAAAGAAATATTAGTAGATTATAGAGACCACACTTTAAACGAAAGGTATTTATGAAAAGTTTGTACGGATTTGTAATAGAGCCTGTTGGTGGTAGATACAATAACACAGCAAGCGTAGACGGTAAAGAGTTGATATTAAATTCTGAAAACTTCAACCATCAGTTCGTTAATAGAGAGGCTAGAGTTTTAAGTGTTCCTATGGTAGGAGAGTATGACATACAGCCTGGTGATATTGTAACTGTTCATCACAATGTTTTTAGAAGATGGCTAGACGTTAAGGGCAAGGAAAGAAATAGCAAAAACTTTTTCAAAGAAGGTATATACGTAGTTTCTATAGATCAAATTTTTCTTTACAAAAGAAATGATAAATATAAACCTACTAAAGGGTATAGTTTTGTAAAACCTATAAAAGCTATTGATGAATTTAATGTTGATCAAGAAAGACCTTTGGTAGGTATTATTAAGTATTCTGACGGAGAATACAAGACAGGAGAGCTAGTAGGATTTAGACCTAACTCAGAGTATGAGTTTGTGGTAGACGGTCAGAGACTGTATAGAATAATGAATCACTTTATTACAATTAAATATGAATATCAAGGAAACGAAGAAGAGTATAATCCAAGCTGGGCACAGAGCTGTTGAAGAGCTTATTAAAGTCGCTAAGGAAGCTATTGTTGATAGTGGTGATGATATTACTGCCGATAGACTTAAGAACGCTGCTGCTACAAAGAAACTCGCAATATTCGATGCCTTTGAGATACTTAATCGTATACAAGAAGAACAAGCTTTACTCGAAGGTAAGGTTATTGAGGAGAAAAAAGAGAAAGTTTTTAAAGGCTTTGCCGAAGGTAGATCTAAATAATGTACGAACAAAAACTATATAAAGTTGTAGAGCCAGTTAAGAGAACTACTATTAGTAGGCTTAACAAGAGCAGAAAATGGAAGTACGGATATAACAAAGAACATGACATAGTTGTTATATCTAAAACTGGTAAGATCGGGCAAATACTAGAGATACAAGGCTTGCATATAGCCCTACCGTCTCAACCACAGAAAGTACATACTTCTGAAAAGAAGAAGTGGGAAAGATTAGATTATCCTAAAGAGCTAGGTAGATTAAAAAATATATTTGATTGGAAAGCATATCCTGAAGAGCAAAAAGAACAGTGGTATGATTATATAGATGAAGAGTTTAAAAGTCGTGACGAAGGGTTTTGGTTTCTTAACGATAAAGAACCTACGTACATAACGGGTAGTCACTATATGTATCTTCAATGGAGTAAGATTGATGTAGGTGCGCCTGACTTTCGAGAAGCAAATAGATTATTTTTTATATTTTGGGAGGCTTGTAAAGCCGACAAACGCTGCTACGGCATGTGTTATCTTAAAAACAGACGTTCTGGTTTTTCTTTTATGAGCTCAGCAGAGACCGTTAACTTAGCTACTATTTCAAGTGACTCTAGATATGGAATACTATCTAAAAGTGGTGCTGATGCTAAAAAGATGTTTACAGACAAGGTTGTACCAATATCTATCAACTATCCGTTTTTCTTTAAGCCGATACAAGACGGTATGGACAGGCCTAAGAGTGAACTTGCTTATAGGGTTCCTGCAAGTAAGTTTACTCGTAAAAAAATTACGTCGAACGAAAAGCAGGAAGAGCTGGCTGGACTTGACACTACTATTGATTGGAAAAACACAGGTGATAATAGCTACGATGGTGAAAAGCTTAACCTGCTAGTACATGATGAGAGTGGTAAGTGGGAAAGACCAGATAATATTCTAAACAACTGGCGAGTAACTAAAACTTGTTTAAGGCTAGGTGCTCGTATAGTTGGTAAGTGTATGATGGGATCAACATCAAATGCTTTGGATAAAGGTGGTGATAACTTTAAGAAACTTTATAATGATTCAGATGTTACAAGCCGAAACCGTAATGGACAAACAAAGTCTGGTTTATATTCTTTGTTTATCCCAATGGAATGGAACTATGAGGGATTTATTGACGAATACGGACAACCTGTATTTAATAACCCAGATAATGATGTATACGGACCCGACGGTGAATTAATAGAAGTTGGTGTTGTTGATCATTGGAACAATGAGGCTGACGGTTTAAAAAGTGATCAAGATGCTTTAAACGAGTTTTATCGACAGTTTCCAAGAACTGAAGAGCACGCGTTTAGAGATGAAACTAAAAACAGTATATTTAACTTAGTTAAGATATACGAACAAATAGACTATAACGAAGGGCTTGGTAGTATGTCTGTAGTAAACACAGGAAACTTCCAGTGGGTCAACGGGATTAAAGATACAAAGGTTATTTTTTATCCAGACCCAAAAGGTAGGTTTAAAATTAGCTGGACACCGCAACCACACCTTCAGAATAAAGTTATAGTGAAGAACGGAATAAAGTATCCTGGAAATGAACACATGGGAGCTTTTGGTTGTGACAGTTACGATATAAGCGGTACTGTTGACGGTAGAGGTTCTAACGGAGCTTTACACGGATTGACCAAGTTTTCAATGGAAGACGCTCCTGCTAATTCGTTCTTTTTAGAATATGTTGCTAGACCACAAACCGCTGAAATGTTTTTTGAAGACGTACTTATGGCATGCGTGTTTTATGGTATGCCAATACTTGCGGAGAACAATAAACCTAGGCTACTATATTATATGCGTAGAAGAGGTTACAGAGGGTTTAGCATGAACAGACCAGATAAGACTTGGAATAAGCTTTCTGTTGCAGAGAAAGAGATTGGTGGTATACCAAACTCTAGTGAGGATATTAAACAAGCTCACGCGGCTGCAATAGAGATGTATATTCAAGCTCATGTTGGACATAAAGGAGACGGCGTTTATGGAGACATGTACTTCGCTGAAACGTTAAGCGATTGGTCTAAATTTGATATAAACAAAAGAACTAAGTTTGATGCCGCTATAAGTTCTGGATTAGCTATAATGGCTTGCAATAGACATTTGTACGCCCCTAATGCTAAGGTAGAAAGGCAAAAGTTAAATATAAGCATTGCTAAATTTGATAATAAAAGTAATGTGTCAAAAATAATTAAACAATAGGTATGCCAAAAGGAACAGAGAGCAATTATTTTCCAAGTCAAGTTGTTAGCGACTTAGAAAAAATGTCGTTAGACTACGGATTGAAAGTAGCTCAAGCTATAGAACAAGAGTGGTTTCACGAGACTTACTCTACCAACAGATATTATACTAACAAGCAGGAGTTTCATAAGCTGAGACTTTACGCTAGAGGAGAGCAAGGTATACAAAAGTATAAAGATGAGTTATCAATAAATGGTGACTTAAGCTACTTAAACTTAGATTGGAAACCTGTTCCTATTATACCTAAGTTCGTAGATATACTAGTTAATGGGATGTCTGATAGAACTTACAAGATAAAAGCTACTTCTCAAGATCCCTACGGAATGAACAAAAGAACTTCTTATATGGAAGACATATTAGAAGATATGAGAACTAAAGATTTAGCTAAGTTTAGTAAGCAGCAGTTTAAAGTAAATATATTTAACACTCCTGAAGATAAACTTCCAGAAACTCAAGAAGAATTAGATCTTCACATGCAGCTTACATATAAGCAATCTGTAGAAATAGCCGAAGAACAAGCTATTAACGTGCTGTTAGAAGGTAATAGATACGAGCTAACAAAGAAAAGATTTTACTACGACTTAGCCGTGCTTGGCATGGGTGCTGTTAAAACTTCTTTTAATACATCTGAAGGTGTTAAAGTAGAATACGTTGACCCAGCAAACCTAGTATACTCTTACACTGATTCGCCTTACTTTGACGATATATATTACGTTGGTGAGGTAAAAACGATACCAATAAACGAGCTTGTTAAAGAGTTTCCTCATTTAACAGAGGAAGACTTAAAAGAAATATCAAAAGAATATAATGTTTCTACAGGTAAGTACAACTCTATGTCTTACGTTGGAGATCGTCAAAAAGATGACAATCAAATAAAGTTGCTTTACTTTAATTACAAAACGTACATGAACGACGTTTATAAAGTTAAAGAAATGCCTAACGGGCTTGAAAAAGCTATAGAAAAAGACGACTCATTTAACCCACCAAAGGAAAAGCAAACTAACTTCTTAAGGTTAGAGCGAAAAATTGAGTGCTTGTTTGAAGGTGTATCTATACTAGGTACTAAAAAACTTTTAAGATGGCAGAAAGCTAAAAACATGATGAGGCCAAAGTCTGACTACAACAAAGTCAAGATGAACTACTCTATAGTAGCGCCTAGAATGTACAATGGTAAGATAGACTCTTTAGTTAAGCGTATAACTGGTTTTGCCGATATGATACAGCTCACACACTTAAAGCTTCAGCAGGTGATGTCTAGAATGATACCTGATGGAATATATCTCGATGCTGATGGTTTAGCTGAGATAGATTTAGGTAATGGAACAAACTACAATCCACAAGAAGCTTTAAACATGTTCTTCCAAACAGGTTCTGTTATTGGTAGATCAATGAATGAGTTAGGCGAGCCAAATCAAGGTAGAATACCTATACAGGAAATATCGTCTGGATCAGGTAGTCAAAAGATGCAAGGGCTTATATCTACTTATAACTACTACTTGCAGATGATTAGAGACGTAACAGGTCTAAACGAAGCTAAAGACGCTTCATCTCCAGATAGAAACGCTTTAGTAGGAATACAGAAAATGGCAGCGGCGAATAGTAACACTGCAACTAGACACATCTTACAAGCTGGATTATTCTTAAGCCAAGAGGTTGCTGAGCAGCTATCTCTTAGAATATCAGATATATTAGAGTTTTCTCCAACTAAAGAAGCTTTTGTGCAAGCTATAGGTGCTCACAACGTGGGAACATTAGATGACGTTAAGAGTTTGTTCTTGTATGACTTTGGAATATTCTTAGAGCTTACGCCTGATGAAGAAGAAAAGCAAATGCTAGAAAACAACATACAGCAATCTTTGCAGCAACAAGCTTTAGATCTAGAAGATGCTATTGACCTTAGAGAAATTAAAAACATAAAGCTAGCAAATCAACTTCTTAAAATACGTAGAAAAAAGAAAATAGAGAGAGATCAAAAGATGCAGCAAGAAAATATAAAGGTTCAGTCGCAAGCTAACGCAGAGGCTCAACAGGTTGCTGCTCAAGCTGAAGTTCAAAAGAGTCAAGCTTTAGTTCAAACTCAAATACAGTTAGAAGAAGCTAAAACTCAAATGAAAGCAGAGATGCTAATGCAAGAAGCTAATGTTAAAAAAGAGCTCATGAATCACGAGTTTCAAATAAACATGCAGTTAAAGCAGATGGAACTACAAGTGATTAAGAGTAAAGAAACAGAGAAAGAGGATAGAAAAGATAAAAGAACTAAAATACAAGCTACGCAACAGTCAGAGCTTATAGACCAAAGAAAAACAGGAGCGCCACCTAAAAACTTTGAATCATCTGGGAACGACACCCTTGGTGATTTTGGGCTAGGCGCCTTTGACCCAAGATAACAAAAACTAATTTATATTTTATATTATGGAAGAAAATGAAAACATTGAAGAGCAGCAGGTAAACGAGCAGCCACAAGAAGAAGTTGTAGAACAAGAGTCGCCAGTATCTTATAAAGAAGATGGAACTATTGTTTTAGACATGAATAAGTTAAACGAGATAGAAGAGGCCGCTCAACAAGAGCCTGATGAGGCTTTAAAAGAAGCTGCAAGCGAAGTAGAAGTTCCTCAAGAGGAACAAACAGTCGAAGAAAAAGTAGACGACGTTATTGAAACAGCTAATGAAGCTATTCAAGAATCTCAAGAAACAGGTAATCCTTTACCTGAGAATATAGAGAAGTTAGTTAACTTTGTTAACGAAACTGGAGGTAGCGTAGAGGATTATGTTAGGTTAAACCAAAATTATGACGAAATGGATAACCACACGGCTCTACAAGAATATTACAAAACAACAAAGCCGCATTTATCGGCTGAAGAAATAGAGTTCATGATGGACGATCAATTTTCTTTTGATGAAGAAGTTGACGAAGATCGTGATGTTAAAAGAAAAAAATTAGCTTTAAAAGAGCAGGTTGCCGAAGCTAAGGCCTATTTAGACGGGCAAAAGTCTAAGTATTATGATGAGATTAAGGCTAAGCCTATTGTCAATGATGAATATCAGAAAGCAATGGACTTCTTTAATCGATATAACGAAGAAGCTGAACAGAATCAAAAGATTGCTGAAGAACGCTCAAACGCTTTTGTTGAGAGAACAGATAATGTTTTCAACGACGGTTTCGAAGGTCTCGAATACCAAGTAGAAGACAAAACGTTTAAGTACAACGTTAAAGACGCTAACAAAGTAAAAGAAACTCAAAGCGACATCAATAACTTTATAAATAATTTTATTGATAGTGAAGGTAAGATTACCGACGCGGCGGGTTATCACAAAGCATTGTATGCGGCTATGAACGCTGACTCTTTAGCACAACACTTTTACGAACAAGGCAAAGCTGACGCTTTGAAGAATTCGGTGGCTAAAACTAAAAATATCGATATGACGCCTAGGACTTCTCATGGAGAGGTTCAAGCGAACGGTATGAGAGTAAAAGCTCTTGATTTAGATACAACTCCTTCGTTTAAATTTAAAAAACGAAAATAATTTATTAACCCATTTAAAACAAATTAAAAATGGCAATTACTAATGGACCTAGTTTGAATAGCACTCCTGCTCCAAACAAGCAGACGCTAAACACAAACTATTTAGATTTTACGGGTACCGCAGACACAACGTGGGCTCAACAATACTTACCAGACCTTATGGAAAAAGAGGCTGAAGTTTTCGGACCGAGAACTATCGCAGGCTTTTTATCTAAAATAGGGGCTGAAGAGGCAATGCAAGCTGATCAGGTTGTATGGTCTGAACAAGGACGTTTACACATTTCGTATACTGGCCGAATTACTAACCAAAACGCTGGAGCTGGTTTAGGCGCTGCTGGTGCTACTACTGGCGCTACTGAAATTACTTTACAAAAAGAAATTGATGGGCAAGCTGTTGCATCTGGTTCTATCGATCATGCTGTTAGAGTTCACGACACTGTAGTTGTAGCTAACTCTGCTGGTGTTACTAAAGCTTTAGTTGTTGAAGTTATTAACAACGTTATCGCTGTAGCTCCTTATACGGCTAACGATATTGTAGTGTCAAGTGTAGACAACGACACGACTATATTAGTTTATGGTTCTGAATACGCGAAAGGTAAGTCTTACACTAATGCAACGGGTACAGCAGCGTCTGACTCACATAGTGCTAACGAGCCTAAAATGCAAACTTACAGCAACAAACCAATTATTATTAAAGACTACTACGAGGTATCAGGTTCTGATACAGCTAGAGTTGGTTGGGTTGAAGTTACAGGTGAAGAAGGACAATCAGGTTACTTATGGTACCTAAAAGCAGAAGCTGACACAAGAGCTCGTTTCAACGACTACTTAGAGATGGCTATGCTTGAAGGTGAGCTTAGCGCGGCTGATGGATCTAGTACTAATGTTGACCTAGCTTTCGGAATGTACGGAGCTAACGGTAATCAAGTTGG